AATTAAATTCTCTTATAGAAGAAAGTGGATGTATAACGCCATTTGTAAGAGTAGCAGTAAAGGGTGGCGGTTGTAGTGGATTATCCTATGAACTTTCATTTGATACTGAACAATATCCGACCGATACTCTTGCGGAAGATAAAGGTGTAAAAATTTTAGTAGATAATAAATCGTTACTATATCTATTCGGTACTGAATTAAATTTTTCAGATGGTTTAAATGGTAAAGGTTTTCAGTTTGTAAACCCAAATGCAAATAGAACTTGCGGTTGCGGAGAATCATTTGCGATATAAAAATAATTTTTTTAAATTATGAGTTGTTATACAAGAGAACAAATTGAAGCGGCTGTAAAATCAAAAGGATACGTTTGGTTTGCCGGAGCAAAGGACTATGATCTTAATATAGTCGGAGTTAGAAATTCAGATACTGGTCAAAAAGTTACAAATGCATTTGACGATTGTCTTACTGTGTCTTATAAATTAGGTGAAGAGTGGAAATCTCATTGTTGGATGGCTACAACTGATCCTGGTAAAAAAGGAGTTATGGAATATCATAATGCAGCAGGTGTTGCTCGTTTAGTAGAAGGTCAATATAGAGGTTCGCATACCCTAGGCTTACATAAAGGTAAATACGAAGCGCTTAAACAACAAAAACCAGTAAAAGTTTATAGAGATGCAGACAAAGACATGGAATATGATGAAGATAAAATTCAAGAAGGAATTTTTGGAATAAATATCCACAAAGCTGGAGCAGACTCTACTTATGTAGAAAATTGGTCAGAAGGCTGCCAAGTATTCAAAAAGGCTGCTGACTTTGAAGCCTTTATGGCAATCTGTCGTAAAGCAGCTGCAATTCATGGTAAATCTTTTACCTACACTCTAATTGAATCTGCAGACATAGTTTAATTACTTGAACTTCTGCCTAAATCTAAGGGTTACGCAAGTAACCCTTTTTTATTTAGTAATAAGAAGTCTCTCAAGGGCTTCCTCAAGAGATGTTGAACTTGTAATTGCATTAACTGTTGCTGCGATAGCTGATGCGCAGCTAACTATTTCGATCTTATGATTGACTACTTCCTGTTCAATTGAATCGCTAATGATCAGCTTATCTAGATTTTTCGACATCATAATTCTATGGTGGCCTTGGCCTGATAGAACCCCATGTGTAATACATGCAGAGACTGCAGTTGCTCCTCCATTTTTTAGGAGCTCAGCTGCTTTGATCAAAGTTCCGCCAGTATCGATCATGTCGTCGATTATAATCACGTGTCTGTCCTGAACATCTCCAATTAATTCCATTCTTTCAATCGAATTTGGCTTATCCCTTAATTTTGAAAGCATTGCAAATGTTGCATCAGGAAATTGCTTTAGAAATTGCTGATAAAACTTGTTTGCTCGTTTTACACCGCCAGCATCAGGCGAACAAATTGAATATTGAGCAGGTGGTAAATTCTTTAAGAAAGAACTAAAGACGATATGGCCGGGAATCAAATTTAGTGGGCCATTAAAGAAGCCTTGAATCTGATCTGCGTGTAAATCCAGGCAAATCAATCGGTCAGCACCAGCAGTTTGAATTAAATCAGCCATTAATCTAGCGCCGATTGCACCACGAGGCCCCTCCTTACGATCCTGGCGGGAATATCCATAATAAGGTAATATTGCTATCACCTCTCTTGCAGAAGCCCTCTTAGCCGCATCTAATGAAAGAAGTAGTTTAATTATTTCAGTTGACCCAAACGTTGTACAAACCAAAAATACTCTCTTTTCTCTAATTGATTCTCCGAACTGTGGACTCATTTCTCCGTCGGAAAACGTATCTAGTTTAAATCTGCTTAGTTCGATATTTAATGAGTTAGTAATCTTAGAAGATAGCTTGAGATTGTTAACTGAAAATATCTTATAGTCTCTCATGAATTGAGCTGTTCAATTTTTGCAAGGCTTGCAGCAGGAACAGACGCAGCGGTCCGCTGACCAGTGCTTGTTTTTAATAGGACTTCAACGGTAACTATGTTTTGCTTATTTAAGACAGGTTTTGATGTAACTTTTGCCCAACAGCTAGGATTGGAGTTATTTAGAAAACCTTTTGATGAATTATACCAGTATGATTCGCCAACCTTTAGTTTAATAGAATATTCCTGGATTTTAATCTTTAAAATCGTTCTTTTGTATTGAGCTCGATTGATAAGGATTATTGAAATAATGCTAAAGCAAACCAAAATTAACGTTAATATTGGAAGATGATATGTCATAAATTACTTTGAATTTTTTAAGTTCTTTTTAAGCTCAGTCAAATCAGTTTTATACATATCGATTGGCTCAGTCTTTTTTACTAAGATTAATTCATCGGATTTAGCAGAGACCTCAGCTAATAATTGCTCATACAGTTCTTTGGTTAGCGAGCTAATTGCCATCGACAATAGATATGTGTATGTCTCATTAATCTTTTCAAATTTTAGTTTTTCTAATTCTGCAACTAATTCAGCCTTAGGTCGATTGCTGATCTTAAGTTTGCCTTCAATTATTAACTTAATAAATTTTGCGCGGTTCGACAGAAAAACAAGATCGCGAGTTAATTTGTCTATTAAGAAGGCTTTACGCTTATCGTAGTATTTTAATCTGAAATTGACGAAGTATTGAACTACGTCGGTGACTGATTCAAATATTTTTAACTTACCGTGTTCGTCAAGACACGTTAAATTTTCAGTTTCGTTTTCCTGCATCTTTAGTAGGGTTTCAAGTCTGCCCTTTTTAACGATGTCAGCTAGAGTATTTCGTGAAAACTTAAGAGTGTAGTTTATTCCGCCTGAACTGTTATCATCATACGCATAAATGATTCCCTTTTCTAACAGAGAATTTAAGTGAGTCTCATATTTTTGATATGTGATAGATGGCGGTAATTCTAAAATCTCAACAGTGGTGGTGTTTGCAACTCGGTATGAACCGGTCATTACATATTGATTTGGATTTCCAGTAGGCTTTACTTCTCCTGAGAAATCATTCCACCACGGCGTAAGAACTTGAATTTTTTTACCAGCTAACACATTTAAACATGCATCAATTAGGTCGAGCGGATTACGGTTTAGGATATTTGTCGCAAAGCCAACTGCAATACCGGAAGATCCATTTAGTAGAACTGCTGGAATGATTGGTAAAAAGAAAGCTGGTTCAATTTGAGAACCTTCTTCATACCTGGATTCTAGCAGCTCAAAATCTTTATATAGCAGCCTAAAGTTCTTAGTTGTTCTAGTTGAAATGTAACGAGCAGCACCTGCCTCTGGCGATCTCAGCGAACCAAACTGGCCTATTTCTTCAAGTAGAGGTAATGAGTTCTTAAAAGATTGAGCCATTCCAATGATTGCTGAATTAAGAGAGCCGTCACCGTGGTGATAGTGCGCATCGGCTGCAACTTTACCACCAAGCTGAAATATTTTTAGAGGCTTCTCTGTCCCATTCTTCCAAACCTTATCTGCAATGTAGATGATCTTTCGCTGAGTCGGTTTAAATCCGTCAATCACAGATGGAATTGCTCGATTCTCAAGAGTATACATTCCATAGATAGCATAGTCTTGATCAAGATATTGCGTTATTGATTTTCTTGCTGCTTGTACTTTCTTCATATGACTTTGCTATTATACTGATAATTTAGAAGTTTTTCCTTACGAACGCCTGAGTCATTACCAAACCAATTAGCTAAACTCTCTTTATATTCTCGGTCATTATCAATTTTAACTAGAACTGGATTATAGATAATTTCTTTGTACTCCTCATCCTCAAGAGCCGCTAATCCCTTTTTATATTCAATGTTCCAGCCTTTTGCGCCAGTTTTTACTTCCCATTTTTGGTAGTCTTCATTTGAATAAAACGGTATAACCTCCTTACCCCTCTTTGCAACGACTAACGGTGTCATTACCTTAAAGACGCGGTCATGTGCAAATAGCTCTGGCCAATATCGAGCAAAGAAATTGATTAACATTGCAGCAATAGAGTCTCCATCTGGATCAGCATCTGTATAAATTAAGATCTTTCCATAGCGAGGATGTCTAGCGTCTTCTCCAAGCTTAATACCTAGCGATGCCATTAGCTGAACGACTTCTTCGTTTTTAATTACCTCAGCATGTTTAAGTTCAGCTACATTTAGGAATTTACCTCTAAGCGGAAATGCTCCAAAGGTTTGAGGATCTCTAAATTTTCTAACAGCTGATAGGGCTGACATTCCTTCAAAAATGCCGAGCGAACACTTTTCTCTATCCCGACTTTTTGCATCAATTAATTTTAAAACCTTTGCAGTAGACAAAGATTTGTTAAGCTTACGTAACTCAGCCTTTTCTTCTGAATTCCTTTTCTGTTCAATCCAGTCGAGCAATGATTGCACAACCTCTGACGAGAAAATTGCTTTTGCAAATTTTTCAGAAACTTTATGAGCAGTTTGAAAATCTTTCGCTTCAGTAATTAGTTTCTCTTTAGTTTGGGAAGAGAAACTTGGATTTATGACTGTGCAGTTTAAAAAAAGAAACACGTGATTTCTAATCTCGGCCGGTTTTGTATCAACCTTGTATTTCTTTTTAATTAATCCACGCAGTTGCTCGATTATTTGGTAGATAATATAGTTCTCATGAGTTCCGCCGTCTTTAGTTAAAATAGAATTAACAAATGATTGCGATTGATACCCATCTTTAGAAACTCCAATTGCAAAATCCCAATGTTCAGATCTTTCCCAAATTGCATCTTTTACAAAGAGATCAACATATTCTTTAAAGGTTTTAAATCTAAACTTTTCTTTGCCAAATTCAAGTTTAAGTCCTGGATTAGCGGCAGCTATTTCAATAACTCGCTTACGTATCATTTTGATGTGCGCCGAATCAATGCTAACCATGCCAAACTGACTGAGATCTGGTGTGTAGGTTATTTCCGTAAAACCGCGATTACTCTTTGAGATCTTTGCAGCAGTCCGGTTAGACATATGATTAGTAAAAGTCTGATAGAAGCGATTCTTTTTGTCTGCCGTGTCGACAATGAACTTATCGGAGAAAATATTGACAAGCGACGCTCCGACGCCATTGGTTCCCGCCACAGTACGACCCTCAGTGTCGTCGAAGTTTGAGCCTGCTCTAAGATTTGAGAAGATAAGCTCTGGGATCCAGACCTTGTGCTCGGGATGAGGCATAACTGGGATTCCTCCGTTGTCCCAGACTGAAATTGTTGTTGAAGCTACTTGTACTTTTATCGTATTAATTTTTCCAGTCCGCTTATGTTCATCAACTGAATTTGAAATAATTTCATCAAAGAGTTTTAGAAATCCAGGATTATAGATCACCTCTTCCTTTTCAAAAAAGTTACCATCTCCCAATATCCATTCGTTTGAAGTATGAGGCTTTGTTGAGCCAATATACATGCCAGGTCTTTTGAGAACGTGTTCAATTTCATCTAACAACTGGTATTTTCGTCCTATATCTTTTGCTGCCATAATTATTCGTTAGGTGGAAATACTTCTATCGTTACATTTTTCTTTACAAGATCAGACCAAAGTCCATTATATCTTGTTGCTCTCACAATATGGTTATCAATCCAGTGATAATTGCCTCCTCTAGGTTTTCCCATCAGCAGATTATGATATTTGAATCCATGAAAGTTTAGCCAAATTTCAGTTATTCTTTGATGTTCTTCAGTTCTTGAAGTAAAGAAAGTAATAATGTGACCCTGATCAAACCATTCATTTATTACAGTTACTGCATTTAAATATGGCTCAACGGTTAACATTCTTTCGGATTCTTCATTTGGCACGTCTTCCGTTATTGTACCGTCAATGTCGATCAGGTAGTTTTTAATTCCGTCCGGCAAAACTGGACTAACTAATTTGTTTGAGTTGTCTGTTTTATTAATTAAATCCATTATTCAAAATCTTATACACTAGCTTTATTAAAAAGATTAGCACTCCGATCTTAACTAATGTAGACGAACTAACTTTAATTTTAGATAGTGCCATTTAGGCTAATATACTAAAATCTGATTTTTTTGAGTTAGTTAAAAAAGGTTTCAAAAAATATTTTGAGTTCGACTCAGCGATGGTGAAGATCAAGTACATCACGATTTTAGTCATCTTCGAAATGTTCTATGGAAATTGATATTAATTTGTTTTCCGGAGAGTTCTTCTTTGGAATCATTGCTGACACTGTACTATATGCCGTCCAGGTACCGTTTACTGTAAAGTGCATTGAATCACCATCACCTGTTTCGCTCCATTTTTTAACGGTGCCCAGGTCAACTAAATTACAAAGAACGTACTTTACTATTTCAGTTGAGTGCGCATTATCTGCTCTAACGTAAAAATCGATAAACTGAACCATCATTAACATTATTTACTTACGATGGCGGTCAAAGTTTTTAAAAAATTTGGAAATTAATCTAGATTTAGATCTGGGATCGCTGGGATTCGATACTTCATAGTATTTAATAATTGCGCGACGCTATTAAATTTAACATTAACAGTATCATGCCAAAAAGGAGTCTTCGTCTTTGCATTTAAAACAATACTCATATTGGTTAAGCCGACTGCTCGTTGTAGATCTATTGGTCTCGCGTCAATAGATTTAGCACCAAGCTCTCTATCAACCTTTTTAATAATCATTGGATTTCTAAGACCAACCATGTTTACTTCCCATCCGCCAGGTCGAGTTACTACTTTAGACCACTCAATTTCAAATAGATAGAGGCGGCGGCCTCCTTCCTGTTTTTTGCCCAACACAAAAACCAGGCTACCTGGATCAATCCGATCTTCATTTATTGGCTTTGTGTCAACTCTTTCTGGTGATGTTGAGTCCTCGGCATCAGCTTTGTCAGTATCTGAATAGATTGCTGAATACGATTTTGCGCCAGCATCAATAAGTCTATCTATCCAGCCATGACTACGCAATTGTTTAAACACTAAATTTTCTATAGAAAACTCGCCAGCCCGGTCTAGTCCAACTTTGCGAGCCTTCATGATCTTGGTCTTTAGCGCACCGACTCTTTCTAGCAATTCTCTTGCTTCAAACTCATCTGACCCGTCTTGTAAATTCTTTTCTAATTCTTCTATTTCTGTAATGCACGCTTCGACTTTACGCTTAACGTCAAGTTCATCAATTACTGGTTCGTTCCAAACCGGTTTTTTAATCCACTCGTTCTTCATTAACGAGAATAATCCTGAGAGCCTCCACTTAATACCTGTAACCTCATTATCATCTTGAGCATATAGTTCAACATCATGTTCTTTGATGATGACCGGATGACGCATATTCCAAATAAAGCGCTGGCCGTCTAGCGCCTTTTTAACTAGTTCAATATCATCGCCAATTGATTTAAAGTCTATGATAACATGAACATCTAAGTCTGAATACTCATTCCATGTATAGTTGGCAATTGACCCAGTTAACTGAACATCAATGATCGGAACAGTCAATTGTAGACCTTCATAAAAGTCTTGCGCAATAGCCAGTAATTTAGTTCTGACCATTGGGTCAAATTCCTCATTACTCCAGAATTTTGGGTTTAACTGGTCCTTATAATATGCGGAAGATTCGGCAATCCACACCTTTCTTGACAGTACATAACTCTTCATAGAGTTATTTATCAATAAGAATCTACATTAAAGGGCTCGCCGTCTACGTAAACTTCTTGAATATTCTTACCTTCGCGGCGAATACTCATAACATACCGGTACGGATCCTTAATCTTATCATAGATAAATCGGGTTCCGTTTGCCATTACGATTGTTACCTCATGACCGCCCTGTTTCAAGCTTAGTTTATTTATGCGGAATTGGTCTTGTACTTTAATTTTCTTACTCATAGTAGTATTCTAAAGGTTGGGGTTTTTGTAAGATACGGTGTAATATAATGTACTTTTTATAACACATTAACTATACGCTATTCGTTAATTACAATTTCGCAATCTTCTAATTTACTAACTCCAAGTCCCATGATTTTAATTGGTGTCTCAAATTGGGCCTTAACCCAATTTATTGCAGACTCACCAGTTGGCGCGCCAACCGTTCTGACAAAATCCTGTCTGCTATTCCAGGCTGGCTTTTTGAAATCTGGATCTTCGTAGTGTAAATAGTATACAGTAAATCCTTGCATTGGACTAATATACCAAAAAAGTTACGCTTCGTAAATGCTTGCGTCAAGTTTGCCCCAATCTCTAAGCAGTTCGCCGGCTTTTGAATTTGCTTCGTTCTCGTGAGGAGAGCCGGTTTCGCCATTTAGTTTTTCACCTCTTTCTAATTGATGTACATGTACAAGCTCATGGGCCAAGGATCTCAGCCAGTCGGCTTTGGTGCGGGTTCCTTTCAATACAAAGATTCGATAATCGTCAGGATTAAAATATGCCATTGATCTACGCTCCTTTGCAAAGTTATGGTCTTCGCCAAATTCTATCTTTGGGCACTCTTTGATTCCTAATTGATCACATGCCCATTTAATAAACGGCTCTTCGCCAGTAATTTGAATTTGATTGAATGATTCAAATAATTTAATATATTTAGTTGTTGCCATCTTCATCATCATTTTCATTGCCATCTTCCTCATCATCGTCTTCCTCATCATCGTCTTCCTCATCATCGTTTGGAAACTCTTGATCTAATAATTCTTGTAATTGCGGTTCGCCGATAGCAGTTTCATCAAGCCAATTTTGAATAGTATCCATAAGTCCTTCAGCAATATTTGAATAATCTTGTGGACCATTATCATTTAGATCTAGATATTGAGCATTATAATATTCAGCAGTTGAATTACCCTCAGTATGCTCAAATGGAACATCTTTTGATGTATAAGTTAATTCAGTTGAAATATTAAAGCCAGTAATATATTCTCCATCTAATTCAATATATGCTGAAGTATCTTCAATTAGATTAAGCTCTTTCATTCTCGATATTTCGTCTGAAGCAAGCCCCTCTATTTCTAAAAAGATTGGTCTAAGTATAGCAACTTCGTCAACCCACATTCTAATTGATTCGCCTTGGGCAGTTAAGTCCATCCAGTCAGTAACATTTGCACTATAGCTTACAATAATTGTACCATCTGCATACAACTCGACTTCATTAAATTGACGAGGCTTTTTATCATTTAGTGCAGAAACTAATTTTTCAATAACTGTCATTTGATGTTTAGTCAATGGATTTTCATCTCTGCGACTATGTTCAGTCTCAAATGATTCATTAATGAATGTAGTAAACTTATGTAAATACTTCATAAGATTATTTATTCAAAAAAAGAGGCTGGATGTAGCGAATCCAGCCTCAACGGTCCCAAGGAATGTCTAGCCATTACGACTAGGCTTGGATTATGCTTGTTTTACAATATTCGATAGGGTGACTGCTCTATTTCCAACTTGTCTTGCCCAACTTGATCTTAGCATTTCATGTGCAGCATTTTGAAAATTTCTTGAATTGATATGGCCTAAAAAATTCTTAAATTCGCTGAGGCCTTTCTTACCTAAATTAAATGTCATTTCAACCAAAACTCCCTTTACTGAATCAGGTAGAGCCTTCCAATTTTGTACTAGTATTTGAGCATCACGCTGAGCTGATGTTAAGTCTTGAATCAATAACTTTGAAATCTGATCGTCAGTTAGTACAGCTTTACCTGTTTTAATTGATTGAAGGTCTGCACCCACGGCTTGCAGTTTTTGAGTAGAGTCAGGCCGATTTAGGTTAAAGCCGACCCCTATTGTTGGAATTCCCCGGCTATCATAATACATTTTGGATTTAACTCCCTCGTGTTGTTTTACCCTAGGTAAAATTTCTGAAATGATCTGCTCCGGCGAGGTTATTTTCATTTCACCTGCTGGTAATAAATCAGTTGCTCTGATTTTCTTTAGATGGTAGTTAATTTTTGAGAGAATATCTGTATCAAAATAGCCAAGTTCGCCATTGATCACGTCATCTAGCGTTTTATAGGTGTACTTATTCGAGCCAGTCATTAACTGATTTAGTGATATAACTGATTGTCTGTCAGCTAATTGTAAAATTGCATTAAGTAATGCAACCTCATCTGTTCCAATTCCAGTAACTGCCGCATTAATTGTGTCAGCTATTTGTGAAATAGACCAGGCCTCGAACAATAAAATAGATTTATTTTGCATATGGTTATTTATTAACCACGATCTCTATCTTAAGCTCTTTTTCCATTTTATGTAGTCTTTTAGTACGTGATCTGCCGGCTCTTCTACCATTTGGTTATCTATGAAAATTTTCCAAGAGTCTTGACCGTATTCGCCTATACCGTAAAGCTCTATTGGACTTTGCCATCGTTTTTCATTCCACTCTTTGCTAAATCTAGTAAGAGTCCGGGCTCTTCTTTTGTAAAATCCAAGAGGCCTGATGAGGTCGGCTAGAGTTTCTATCTCTGCTTGTGACATTGAAAGCGGATCTGGCCATCTTTCGAATAACTCATATCTGACTTTGTCTACTTGCTTTCTGGTGGTCTGATTCAGCAAAATGCAACACACCATCACTTTCCAAGGGTCTTCTCTGTATATTTCTTGGAGTAAATTGTAAGGGCTTCTCATAGTATATCAGGTTATTTTCAATTTTTCCTTCACGAAGCTTGAGCCGCCCGTTGGGAACATGGAAATAGGCGTCGAGTTGTTCATCCGTTCCTTTGAATTCAGCATTATTGTCCAGCAGGTAATTTCGTACAAAAGCAGGGTTGGGAAGCGGGCCTTTATTTCAACATTCAGGTATGACATGGAGTAAATGTATAAAATACTGCTTCTTCCCTTAATGACCGGGGATACATTTGCCAGGGGGTTACCCTTTTAGTCTGTCATTTTTCCGGTGACCAACCTTTTGATCAGTTTGATTAAGGCCTAGCGACTTGAGTCTAGCTATTTCGACCGGTGTCAGGATTTGAGCTTCAATGCCTAGTTCCAATAACCGGATCTGTTCTTCGATTGATAATTCAGTCGGAGTCTTTATTCCTAGTGAGGTTGGCTCGCTTGTATCCAAAGAGATACTTAAGTCTACTGTTGGGCATCTTTCCACGAGTATAATTTACCCAAAATATAAGAATATTGGTTAGGTGCGGTTCGCGCGGTCCTTTAGCTCTTGGATTTGACCTTCAGTAAAACCAAATCTACGTAGCGAACGATAGAATGGATCAAAGCCAGGGCCTCCGTATTCTCGCCAAACTGCTTTAGCTCTACGAACAAGCTTTTTGACATCTGTAATAAGCTTGGCCATCTTTTCAGCCTCACTCTTAATTGGCATGCCGTCTTCGCTGCGAACACCTCGGCTACTTTTTAGATTGCGAGCTCGCATAATATCTTTTGATTCAGGACTTTCCCACTTAACTAGATATGAGTATTGACGATTCTCCTGTTCAGTAGGTTGCGGATTAAGCCCGAGATCAGCCATGCGATCGCGCTCATCCCAGCCAAAACCGTCTGACTCGAATACTCTCCACGATTTGAGATACTTCATGGAATTATTTATTTAGCTTATTACGCAATCGACAGCTGCGATAATTCGGAATCAATGTCAAATAGATTAAAGTCATCTGCTAGTTCCAATAGTAACTTAGTTTCGCTAACGGTATTTGCGTTTAATAGTTTAGTCTTAACCCACTCAGTTAGGGCTGCTCGATCAATATTCATAATCTAAATATTAAGAAAATTCAGTTGATGTTGAAACGTTAAGTCCATCAATACACTTTTCATACAGGATCCTGCCATCAGGCTGGCCCCAATCAAGAGCCATTTGAATGAAATCTTCTGGTTGCCACTCTTTGTCGTATTCATCAACGACTCGGCCAGATCTAACAAAGGCTAGCAGCTCATCCTTGTTTGAATAATACTCGCTTTCGTGAAAGTTCCAACAGAATTTCCAGCCGCCAGACCGCTTGCCTAAGTGAACCCTTGTTCCATGCAAAAATTCTGACCATGGGCTGTCGTGCTCCAATTCGCCGGTTGGGGCCGTGATAAAGACCTGTTCAGTTTCGTCCGGCTCCATTCGCATGGAGATAATCCTTTTTTCAAGTAGAGTCTTTCTCTCGTGCATTTCAAATGCAGTCGGAAGCCTATAATAATTTGTTCCCATTATTACATTGATATGAAGGTCACTGTTTCATATTTACGAATAGAGGCCTCGCCAATACAATACTGTCTATTGAAATCTCTGAAACGCTTGTCCAGCACCTTATGCCGTAAGTAAGCATTGTTCTTAACTGGCATTGGATTATTTTATTTGTGAGTTAACCGTTTCCCAGAATATTTCTCTAACTTTTGCTCCTAACTGAGCATCATTGGGCGTAGATTTAACTGTGTGAAACGATACTAGAAAGTGATTTAAGTGATCATTTGGCGGGTCGATAGGTTCTACTGGCTCATTACAGACTTCTGGTTGATAACAGCCCTGTCCTGCTCCTTCTACATATCCGTGCCTTAAGTCAATGTGCGTTGACCTAGTGTAAGGCGTCTTTTTGCCGCATATTACACACTCATCATAGTTATCATCGTTAATTGAGCCTACTGCTGTAACGCAGCCGGCGCCATCAATTTTAAGAGGTACGCGTTGTTGTGCCATATTGTATTCCGCTAATATACTCTAATTTTGGTGGATTCGGCCGGCTTGGAGCTGGGATTTGTAAAGCCCCCAAAGACTGCCAGGCACCGTGTCGGGCGGCTGGTTCGGCGAGTTAACGAGGTAGAGCTTATTGGCCGGGGGCATTGAGTCAAAGAGGCGCCGGTAGAAATCGGGCTGCCCTTTATCAATCCGAACCGGCAGGTTCGGCCAATTTTGCATAATGAGCCTGGGCAGCCTAGCCAGCTCGGTGGGGCTAAAGCTGTGGTTGGCCATTTGCAGATAGGCATTGATGAATTCGTCGGCTTGCGTCTCACCAAACTGGCGCATGAGCGTCGCCTCAACGTCAGCAACCACGGCCGCTTTGCGCTCTTTTGCAGCAACGCTACGGCGGCTTGGCACAAATGGTCGATCAATTGCAAAGCGATCATTCAGCTCTCTCATTCTATCCTTGAAAAACGAGAGGCCTCCGCCTGGTCTAGACTGAAAAAGCACGCTCAATTTACCGCCCTTGCCTATCATCTGTCTAACATAGCCGGTCTTTTCATAGAAGACAAGTCTCTCAACGTTGCTCCATTGCTGCGGGTAAGGCTCAATGCTTGATTGCCCGCTGATTAGCCGTTCCCAGTCTAGCGTGCCTTGCGCAAGTTGCACAATTGACGAAACCGGCTTGAAATCTGCGTTCCAAAGGGGCTCGGCTTCGGGTTCTCTGACTGCAGCAACTGCTGGAATTTCAAGCAGAGCCGCAATGCCAGCCTCCGACCAAATCTCGGAGGTACCAGCCTCGGCTAAGAGTCTACGAATAACTACTCGTATCGCCGGCGCAGCCTCAGTTGGGGTCATAAGGCCGGCATCCAGCATTCGCTGGATCTCAGAGAGGGTCCAATTCTCACTTTCGAATAGCGCAAACGGCTCTACGTATTGCATGTGGTTATTTATTCGTCGTCCTGAGCTGCCTCGAGACTGAGAGGCTAGTCGCGGCCCGCCGGGCCACTGCGGCCTCGGCCTGCCGGGGCGTCGCCTTCCGGGGTCTGTGCGGGCCCTGAGCCTCGGCCGGCCGCGCCTCGTAATTCGCCGTTCGCCGGGGGGGTTATCGGTGCAGCGCTGCGCGCACTCGGCTCCAAAGGCCTAGCGCGCCGGCCTGCCGCCGGGTTGGGCCTGAACTCCAACCTGTACTTGGGGTCGTACCGGCCTCCGGAACAGTTGACGCAAGAATAAGACCGTCGCCTGAGCCGGTGCGCGCTGGCCGATCTGCCGCAGAAGGCGCACGAAGCAACCCACTTGGCGCAGGCCGGCTCGACCGCCCTGCTGCTGTAACAGCGCCGGCCGTCACAGCCTATCTCAAGGGCCTTCGCCCTCCAAGCTCGGCCGTGTCCCTGGCCCGGACAGAGCGCGTGCGCAATCTCGTGCAGGACGGTGTTCCTAACGCTCCTCTCTCCGTTAAGCCTAGTCAGGGCTTTGGACAGCGTGATCTGCTTGGGAGCGTACTTGCAACACCCGAACCTGAGCCTAGCCCTGTCCCAGGCAAACGTCCACCCGCTAGCGCTCAGCTTGTGTTTACGGATCAGCTTCTCAGCCAGCCGCTGTGCTCTGGTAAGTTCCATGTCAGGAGCTAACGTACCCAAATCCCCAGAACGCCGGCCCGGCCCTTGCGCTTTATCCCTAACAAATAACAATAAGAACGGCCACCAACAAGATCCACAAGACCAACAGAAACCAGGTGCTGTCGATCCCGTAATGCTTCTTCATAGTCTTAGCTTTACAGGCTAATGTACCAAAGGCCTGGCCGGGCCGGACCTACTACGGAGTCCCGGCCACTTGGCCAGAAAGGTACTACAGACCACACTTAAACGGGTCTACGGAGTAAGGCTCTTGGGGGCCCCCAGAAACGAAAGAGTCGCCGGGCGAAAGAGCTGGGGTCATGCGTCCAGCTAGCGTCACCGCGGTAAAATGGCCTGGCCGAGCTTTACCGGCTCAGATAAATAACCTCATGAAGATAAACCGGTTCGAGGAGGTGGGGGCGCCTGGGTCAGAGGGCCCCACCGGGGACATGGTGTCCATGAAGGAGGCCATGCGCCGGCTAAGCGTTACTAAGCCTACCCTAATAGGCTACGTCAACAAGGGCGAGCTCCGGGCCTACAAGAACCGCGTTAACCGCCGGGTCTACTTTGACGTTGACGATCTCTTGAAGATGTACGGCCGCAAGATCTCAAAGAGTCGCCGGGTCGTCGCCTACTGCCGGGCTGCCCGCTTGCAGGACCAGGGCTCGGCCGGCGTCTCGGCTGAGGAGAGGCTCAGCAAGCAGATAGACCGGGTGCAGACCTATTGTGCGAAGGCAGGCATGCAGCTGGACGAGGTCATTGCTGACGTGGCTGGCGCGACGCAGATAGAGGAGAGGAGCGCTGGCTTTAACCGGCTGATGGAGGCGGTTCTCACAAAACAGTGCGGCGTGCTCGTCGTCGAGAACTTCGACAGGATAGGCCGCTGGGCCGCTGCAGGCCTTATGAAGAGATTTCTGCTCTGGCACGGCGTGGAGGTGGTCGAGGTCATGCCGACCTGGCAGCTGGAAGAGTACCGCATCGAGGCCAAGCAGGACCTCGCAGCCGTCTTGGTAGAAGCAAAGCGCCTCATGGCCGGCGGCTTATAAATATCTAAAAATAAGCACATTAGCTGAAACATTTACAAAAAATTATGAAATATTTGAAACTATATGAAGAATTCAAATTATTAGAAAATAGTTCCAATTTTTATGAAGTAAAAGACGGGTGTAATGTCGTGTATCACGGTGGTAAATTCCACGAAAATAATCCGAACTGGCTGATAGACCAACAGGGCGGAATTTATTGCTCCAAATCTCTATCGGGTGCTCAGTCTTGGGGTTGGGACGGCGGGGTGATATCAAAACGAAGATGGAATAGGTTATCGAATTCAATTTCGAGTAGAGTCTATGAATTTACAATAAAGCCTGGTTCAAAAATGAAGAGTTTACATGCTGGAGGAATGGACTCAGGTTCAGAAGGCGGGTTGAAAGACGAAAGAAGTCAATATTACAAAGATGGCATAATTGGCATTGCGTACCGGGATATAATGGACCTGCCCACTAAAACAGTGGGTGCTGAAAGTTGTTTGGATTCAGAGATAATTCTTTTTGCGGCTGATGGGCCGGTTTCTTTTAGAGTTATACCATTCACAGAAGTTTTGCAGCATTATGAAAAATTTAATTTGAAAAACAAGTGTGAAAAGATGATGGACTGGTATAAAAAAGTTAGGAAAATAGTTTGGTCTGGTTATAAAGATAATTCATTGGTCGTTGATGACCAACACATTTTTGATAAGCCAACCATTTATCGAGACGATTGGAAAAAGGTTGCTGAATTTTACCATAGAAAAGGCAAGATATATGAAGGATACTTGGACGATCTAACAGGTCGCGACCAAAATTCGGATCCTTTTTACACTGGTCCTGAAGAAAATAAAATTCCTAAAAAAACGAGAGCAATATCGGAAGAAATTGACGTTGATAAGGTTGATTCAATTATAGAAAAATTATCAAATATGTTTATAGTTCATTATGGTTTTGAGATACTCAATATGACTAGCTTAGATGAAATTCTGTCCTTATCGGGATTAAAAAAATCATAATCTAATTATGAAACACCTACAAAAAATGAATGAGTTCCTAAATGAAAAGGTAAAGCAGGCAGAAATTGCTCGTGACCTAGATGCTGTTCAATCGGTGATTGACGGAAAAAGGGAGCTCGCATTTTTGGCTATTACCACTCAGTCGCTCATAGACCCAAGAGATGCCATTCAAGCTTTGAAGTTAGCTATCGATAACGATCTCGGCCTACTTCCAATTAAAGGAAGGTCAGAAGGCGTGGCACTCGTAGTCTATAAAAGTGATTTGAAAGCAGCTCAAGAGCTTGCAGATTTTGCTTCCGCTAGGCAAGGATACTTAAACGACGCAACTCCGGAAGAAGCCGAGTTCATAGGAAATGCTTTGGAATACCATCCCGATGAAATTAACGATTACATCAAAAGGAATTACAAAGTGTAATGAAACACATTAAATTATTTGAAAGTTTTTATAACGTATATTTCGGAAAAGACGATAAGGGGTCGACTCCTTTTCAAAGGGCAAAGCAGAGAGGAAAAGAAGCCAAAAGCGCCGACCTCTCCAGTGAAGAGGCAGCTAGGCTCAAAGGCCTTGGCCTAATGCCGACGGCCTACCACGTTATGATGGACCTTTCCAGTTTTGAATACAAAACCCACGGCTTGTCGTTCGATGAACTGGAGAAACTCTACGACCTCAAGACCGAGATATTGGACCAAGGTTACAACAGCGAGATGCTCATAATAACCGGCCGCTTGGCCAACATCGAAGAATTTACCGAGTACTACTCCATCAGCCTCACTCAATGGAAGCAGGGCCAAGACGGCGACTACTGGGCATGCGCAAGCTGGGTGGACTTATAGCCGACCAATACAAAACGGCTGCAGGGGCAAATCAGGCCAGCTGTGGGCCCTTTTTTTTGCAGCTAGCCCTCGCTACCTCGTGGCGGGGCGCCTTACTACGGAGTCCGACTGATCCTCGCCCGCTCCACACAGTTAGCCCGCCCGCTCGGGACTAGGGAGTGCCACAACTGGGGCTTGTGGCGGCCGGCCTGCCCTCTATTGACGGGACTAGGGAGTGCCCCTACAAGTGGCCGCCCAGGCCAAGAGTACCTGCCTCTCGAGACAAAGTCACAGCTCAGATTCGAACATTTCGGCCTGGGGCGGAGGGGCTCCCCGGGCTGGAGCGAAGGGCCCAGCCTCACCCAGGCCGGCACCGCGGGGTCGCGCTTCTCGTTCACCAGAATGTGATGTGTGCTGAGCGATAAATAGCCATAAAATCCAATATAAATGGCCCCAGCAAAAGGATCGAAAAAGACCCAGACCGCACCGGTCCGAGTTAAGAGAAAGGTGAGCCGCCCAGGCGTGCAAGCTAAGACCAAGACTTCAAAGACCAAGACTTCCAAGAATTATAAAAAGCCCTATGTCGGGCAGGGCCGATAGCATTAAAAAA